CCCGTAACAGAAACCGTTACACCAGCGGATGATGTAGCCTCGCCTACTGTGCCAGTGCCCGCAACGCCTGTCACACTGACACTGGCATCACCTTCAACCGTTACCGAACCTACGGAACCCGTGCCTGCAACACCGGTAACCGAGACAGGAAAAGCCTCACCCCATGTGCCAGACCCCCATGTACTGCGGCCCCAACCGGTAATTGCGGCCATTAAGCGATCCTTATAATTGCATTACTGGCATCTGCTGCCGGAAATACAATCTTAAAGTCTCCCGAACTGGAGGACTTGTCAGAACCAAAATCCAGAACAATAACGGAAGGATCCCCACTGGCACTGTCATTAAAAATCAACGAGCCTCTGGCCGTAATGGTGGAAGAAGACCACGTCGAATCCGCAAAATCCGTAAGTGCGGTTGTACCACTGGTAGAAGGATCTACGCGGGTTAGCGTGTTGCCTTTAGCGGTGTAACCCGTACCAGTAACCTCGTTACTGGTTGTATAAGCTGTCGTAGCCGCAGTAAAAGAAGCGCTGTTGGTATATAACGCGGCTAGAAACGTACTACCTCCGCTGTTTAGAAAGTTGTGCTTGGCTTCCATCAATTCTTGTTTAAAAGACGTACACATAAAGTTTCCGGTAAAAGCCATGTCAAAGTCTCCTGATTGATTCAGCAAGTTCTGGATGACCTGCATCCATCAATGCGTTATAGACAGTGGTTCGATCACTCTTAATAGCTTCACGCATGTAAAAAGCAATGGTTTTTTCTATATGACCCTTAAAAGCGTAAGCCTGTGCCTGAATACCCGGATGAGTATTGTTGGATATAGAAATAATTTTGTTTGCACAGTGGTGCGCCACTTCTTCCGGCGTAAAACCACGATTATTTGTCGTATGAACCTCTACGGAATAATCGGAAGGAAGATCCAGTTTTAATGCGTCTATCATTGTTTTGGCCTAATAACCATACCCGCTCGATAATCTTCCGTAACTTCTTTGGCTTCCCCAAACATTTTCAAAGCCACCATTGCTTCTCCAAATCGTTTCTCATACTCGGCCATTAAGTCTTGTTCCCCTTTCATATAGGTGTAAGCTTCAGTTAAACACCCATATAAAAGAGCCAAGGTTGCGTTTTCACTTAGCCATGTCGTACCACTGTCTCCGGCTGCGGTTAAACTTGCTGGTCGGTAAAAATAATGCAACTCTGAAGTGTATCCACTATCCGGGGTAGGCCCAATAATAAAATTGGTTATGTCAAATATGGCGTAATACCGAGGCGTGCCTGTAGTAGAGCTGTTTGGATTAAAGGACTGTACATAATTTACATCCTTAAATTGCAAAAAACTTTTTACACTGCTGCTGGTTATAGACAAGGAAAAAGGGGCCAAAAAATCACTAGGCATTGCCAGATATTGATTGGAAGAGGTCATCGTCCCTGTTGTATTTTTACGAAAAAGTTCTAACTGCACGTTTTTTAAAATCCGTTCTTCAGACAGCTTTATAAAATCGTCCATGTGCGTCACGAACGTGGTTTCCGTATTTTCCGTATAGTCCTCTATAGCGGTTTTTAAACTGGAATAAGTAAAACTCATGAGGTTGTCACCGTAACGTCCCCAACCTGACCCACGGACATAATTGGCTTAAAATCCGTTATCTCAGGAATAATCGTATCTACATAAACCACCATCGGTTCAATTCGATCTGGACGAGGGTTTTTCAAAGCCTGTGGGTCTACCACCTTGCGCCTTGGATCTAACTGGGGTTGTTTTTGTTCCCATTCGTCATAACCAACAAGCGCACCTGTCCACTCTTTTTTCATACGCCTAAGTAAATAGGCAAACCCAGATCGATCTGAAATCCCCAACGCATGCTTTCCAACCGCATAACGAGACATCAGTTAAATCTCGCATATTCTAGGCTAGGCACAACATTAAAGGAGGCTCGGTCACGATCTTCGACCATAGCCCGTTCCATTTCTTCTTCATATAAGGGCTTTAAAACCTGAATACGATTGGGCGCTCGTTTTAAAGCAATATAATAAGCAAGTCCTGCGGCTAAAGCGGGATAAAAACGGAAAGGTACACCAAGCGTGTTTGTAAACTCGTCAACATCATCTATTCGATAAAGACGATCAAAAATAAGCGTGTCCGTACTGTTTTCAGGAGCGGGCCAAATTTTTAAATTAGGGGTTACTTGTCGATCCAAAAAAAACTGGGAAGGACGGCCCGTTTCTATTTTATTTGGGATCGTAATATAGCCATCTCGGCTTAGACGGGCTGCGGCATAACTGTTGTCATCTCGTTTAACCACTAACGATAAAATGTCTATAGTGGCTTGCGTATCTGTTAAATCAACGGCAGCGGAAAGCGTGGTGGTTGCTGCACTTGTCCCACCAGTAAGGGTTTCACCACTGGTAAAAGTGCCTGTGGGGATAGTAATTGCCATTGAAGTAGCGGACGGAAGATTAGTAATAGATGCCGTAGCCCCACTAGTCCCCCCGGTAATGGTTTCAGCTACAGTAAAACTGGAACTCGAACCTACGGTCATGGTTAAGGCCCCTGCCGGATATTCGGTAATATCCGCCGCGACGGTAATAGAGGTCTGTTTAATAGTCCATTGGTTTAAGCCACGATTAGCCCAATCCGCTAAAAGCAGGTTCATAGAGCGCTTCGCAGTTTTTAGATCGTAACCTGTACGAACCTCAAGACCGCATCGTTCAAAGGCTTCCTCAATATAATCACTTACATCGAGTTCAAAATTTATGGAGCCGGACGTAGCCATTAGCGCTTCCTAATGCCGCCTCCCTGTTTGTATTTTTTAACGCCCGTTTTTTTCACCGCACCACCCCCACGCATAGCTTTAACATGCTTTTTTGACTTCGGGATTGTCAACCCCATAGCAAGCCGCTTATGCTGAGATATAAGTTTTTCATCCATTTTTTAGTCTCCTGTACAGTTCCGCCCGTTTCTCACGTATTTCAGAAGTGTCGTAATTTCCAGTATACCTGTCGTAATAACCAAGAGCAGCCAATTTTTGAGAGGCCTCTTGTAGCTTACTTAAGCGTTGAACAAAAACCATTGCATATGTGACTTCCACATGCGGCTCAAATGTCCCATCATCAATCAACTCATTTGTTTCATCTTCAGGATGGAACCCCATTACCCACAGATCCTTATCTTTAAAGAGCCCTTTCGCTATATCCTCATTCATTTGTTCGAGTTTTTGATGAAAAGGTTTTGAATGGGAATAGGATAAATCCACCAAGAGGACAACATCCTGCGTATCTTCAAACCGAGAAATTAAATCGTAAAGAGGTTGATACGAAGCGGAATACTTAAAAACAATAGAGACTTTATTGTCTTCCCATGCTTTTTTGGCATAAGGGCACGGGGAAAAGCCATTAAATTGGGGGCTTTTCTCTTCTAAGGCATATGCCGACCAATCACGAATTTCGTTGCATATGTCTTTTTCAAGTCCGATATATGCTTCATTCATTTAAGTATTGCAGCCAAAACGGGCCACACACCTATTTGTTGGGTAAGTAGTATCACCACACCGCCAAGTAAAAACCATTTGATTTGAAACAAGGTACGTTTTATATCCTTAACGTCCGGTTCCAATTGGTTTACCTTATCTAAAATATAGTGTTGCTGTGTGGCATAGTGATAAAACTGTACCCTCATTTCCTCCAGATCTTCTGGAACTTTCGGAATATCGCCTTGCATTTACCTGAAAACCTGTTCACTCGTTCTTAAAGAGCCGTGTATTCTTTGATACAGGTGATGGTTAACGTATACGTTTCGCCGCTTCCTGCCCCTACTGTGGTTAATAGCACATCTCCGTTTTTTCCAGAGCCGGAATAATTTGGAAGACCGCTAAATGCAGAAAAATCAAGAGAGTCACTATAGTTGGCGGGAAGTTCAATGGCTAAACGGTTAGTTGTAGCATCCCAAAGCAACTGGACACCCATCCCAACAGTAGAAAAAGAAATATTTTCTATACGAACACCTGTGCAAGTGTCTCCGTCTGCACTGGTGCTTAAAGCACTTACGTCTATCTTCGTGACAGCCGATTCGCCCGTACTGTCACTAACATTGGTAAGGTAAAACACCGCTTTACGAGGACCATCAATAATGGTCGAAACATTTACTGAATCTGCCATTTAATCCCCCTATTTTTCCTTGATAAGGCCAGCCATAACCATAGCCTTATACTTAGCGGTCCACTTAGGCGGCAACTCCTTTTTATAACGATCTTCAATTCCCGGTTTAGAAGTATCTTTTTTAGCAGCAGCCTTTTTCTTTTCTGCCATAAATCACCTCCTAACCTTACGGTTGCTCATTGAATTGCGTCATGCCGTCCGTGACACGTTGGGCAGCTACCAAAATATAGTCGCACCAAGCCGCATCCGCAGTCGTAGTTCCAGACATAGCACAAAACCAAGGCGTAAGTGCCGAAGTTGGGATATTCCCGGTTGTTGTAGTAACTTTCACCCGATCCACGTAGAAATCTACCTGTCCGGTTCCTGTCGCAACAAAACCCAAACGTCGGGTATTCGTGATGTTGGAACTTGATTCTGCACCATCTGCAAAATCAACACCGGTATCCGTCTTGGTTTCTGTTCCACCGGAATCGCAGTTGGCATAAATGTCTGCTGCACCTTCAACCAACAGAAAACCAATTTGGTTATTTGCCGTGAAAGGTACGCCTGTAGCGAACGTGCCGTTTTCCGCCAAGCCAACGAACATATCCATGTCATCTGCATCAGCAACCGCACAAGTGGCCTCAAAGAAGATTTTCTTACTGGCTTCGACCATGAAAATCTCATTGCCTTGAATCGATCCGCCAGAGTTGTCAGTAGAGCCATCGCCCGCGGACTTAGCCCAGCCACCTACATGATCCGCCAGTAGAGTCAACGTACCAGAGTTCAGGACAGCTTTAGTCCAATCATCGGTATCGTCTATATCAACACCCGTAAAGTCATCCATTTTGATGACATAATCAGGGTTGCATTGGATCGGAAGGTTTTTAAACCAGTTACCAAGTGCGCTGGAATCATTTCCAGAGCCACTGTACATAACCGGTCCAGAAAAACGTGTAGTGCCCATATTTGCACCTCCTCACAAAAGGTTTTGCTCCAAGGTCTTTGTGAGTGTCTGCCGGGGCAGTCCTTAGAGCTATGTTTCCCGGTTCAAAGGAACCTTACCTAAAAAAGAAGGGCGACACAAGCCGCCCTTCTATTCCTTCAATTGACGAAGAGCTACGCTCCCGGAGTACCGAAAACACCGCGCCAGTCAGAAACACCAAAGCTGTAACGCTCCCGTGCCTTAAAACGCATATTTCCAGTATCGAAGTCACCCTCCATCGCGGTACGGATCGGCGTGCGCTGAAACAGCTTAAAACCGTTTGGCGCATCCGTTTTAATGAAGTACGCATCCGTATCAGTCAGGAAGTGGTTAACTGCGGCTCCTTCGGGCAACATCCCCATTGATTTCATGGCGTTAATGTCATTATCCGCCGTTCCTGCACGTAGGGTTGAGTTAAGCACCCGCTCGGCTATGAATTGAAGTTCTTTTGGAATGAGCAATTTCATTCCACGAACCGCAACTTTTAAGCCACGCTCATCAGTCAATCCGGCAACGTCAATCAGCATCTGCTCAAGAGAAGTCTCATTGAGATCTGCTGCGGTAGACAGCAGATTACGCTGATTACCGGTCAGTGACGGATGTGAAGACGAGCAAAGCGCTGCGCCATCACCTATGGGATAGGATGTGCTAAAGGCATTGTTCAAAATAGCTGCCGCCCTAACCTGTTTAGTTTGCGACATTGAACGTGCCAAAGCACGAGTATACCGAGAAGCCAAACGATCATACAGATTATCTTCGATAGCCTCTTCGGTGATGCTGAAAGCCAGCGCAATGGTGTCATGCGTATAACGAGCAGTGTATGTCT